ACGCCCCCTCAGACCGTCGTCCTTTTTGAAAACAGAGGCCACCGCGGAAAAAGCCCGTGACGGTGATCCCGCCTATCGCGCCGCCCCCACCCGTGGAGCCTACACCGCAGCCGAAAAAGAGCGAAAAGCGCTCCTCGTCAAACTTCCCGCTGTACGTCGTGCTCAGCATCTTGCTGCTGCTCCTCCTCGGCGGACTCTTCTACCACTACTTCTACTACCTCCCCTCGTCCGAAACGCGCGCCATGGGTCGCACGGACGGTGACAAGGTGGTGACGGGCGACACGTTCGTCATGCCTGGCGAAGAGGCTAAGGACAAAGACGCCCCCGAAGCCGGTCGTGGTGACAAGCCGCAGACCTCCATAGCCGACGAACAGAAGCTCGATCCGGCTACAGCCGCCGACAAGGCGCGTCGGGCTGCTGCCGAGAAAGAGGCTAAGGAGAAGGCTAAGGCCGAAGAAGAGGCCAAAGCCAAAGAGGACGCTAAGGCCAAAGAGAAGAAAGAGAAACCGGCCGCACCCAAACGCAAAGTGGTGGCCACCGTTCGGTTAGAGCCAGGGCAATTCCTGACCAAGCTGGCCGAGAAATACTACGGCAACAAGGTCTTCTGGGTCTACATCTACGAATTCAACAAATCGAAAATCGCCGACCCGAATCATATCCCCACCAACATGGAGATCAAGATTCCGGCCAAGGAGCTCTACGGCATCGACGCCAACAACAGCGCCTCCGTAGAAAAGGCCAAGGCCATTCAGGCTCGCCTAAACGCCCAGAAGTAATCCGCACAAGTTCTGGTTTTCCACTGGGGGAGGGAGAGAGGACGCGTCGCTCGGAGCGATGTGCCCTCTCTCTTTTTTGCCATAAGCCATGGTGCGATTCGGAAGATCTTCCGAGGTGTTTCCGGACGTGGTGAAATACCCTTCCGAGGTGGTCATAATCACGTTCCGAACGTCATTAAATATGGTTCAGGACGTGATTAAATACCCCGCCGAACCGTATTAAATACCCTTCGGAACGGTATTAAATACCCCTCAGGACGTGATTAAATACCCCTCTAAACCATATTAAATACCCCTCGGAACGTGGTTAAATAACGTCCGGAACGTGGTTGTGACCACCTCGGAACCGTATTAAACCACGTTCGGAACGTCATTAAATACCCTTCCGAACCAACTATTCCCCTCAAAAGCAGAAGCCACGATGTCAAAGTAAGTGGACTGATTGTTAGGCGGAAAGGAGTCGATATGCTTCCGGTTGCATCGAGCGTAAAAGGCAGAAAAGTGCGGATCCGAGCAAGAGTTCGGTTACCAAACCGTTACCCTGTCTGGTGGTAGGTAACGATGGTGCAAACGCAGGTAACTGAACCTTTCTTGCACATGGTTCTTTTGCATTGATATACAGGAATCTGCACAGGTAACGGGCGCTTTGAACCGGGTAATTTTGCCCACAGTTTTCAAAGCGTATGGATGACATGAAAATGAAGGTGTTGCTCTACCTCAAAAAGAGCAGTCGTGACAGGTCGGGCAAGGCGCCGATCATGGGACGCATCACGCTGGGGCGTTCCATCGCACAGTTTAGTTGCAAGCTGTTCTGCAATCCCGATTTGTGGAACCCACGCGAAAGTCGGATGGACGGGAAGAGTCGCGAAGCGGTCGAAGTCAATGGACGGTTGGACAACCTCCTTCTCGCCGTTCAGTCTTCCTATCAGTCCTTGCTTGCCAAGGGATCCCCATTTGACGCAACCGACATCAAGGAGCATTTCCAAGGCAGCGTGCAGAGTCGAACCATGCTTTTGGAGCGGTTTGACGGCCTGATCGAGGATATGGAGGAGCACGTCGGGATAGACATCAAAAGAGAGTCTTTGGTCTTGTATCGTCAGACAAGAATGAGGCTGCAACAGTTCATTCGGGCGAAGCATAACGCTTCCGACTTGACCTTTTCGCAGCTCACGGAGGACTTCGTCAAGCAGTTCGAGCAGTTCGCAACCGGAGAGGTTGGACTGAAACAAAGCACTTGCTACAACATGATCGTCCTTATCAAGAAGGTCTGCAAGCTGGCTTATCGCGAAGGAGCGGCAGACTCCTTGTTATTTGACAATGTGCACGTGGGCAAGGGAGATAGCCGATTACCCAAAGCGCTCGATAGGGAAGCGTTGGACAAGCTAAAGGCGCTCTGTTTTGACGGCTGGGAGGGTGACTTGGAGACAGCGCGCGATGTGTTTCTTTTTGCCTGTTACACCGGCGCCGCCTATTGCGATCTAATGGCACTGAACCGTGGGCATCTTGTCTGCGACGACGAGGGCGCCCTTTGGCTGAAGTTCAGCAGGCAGAAGACGGGTGTCCTTTGCCGTGTAAAACTGTTGCCCGAAGCGCTTCGATTGATGAACAGACTGTCTGATGAAGGAAGGGACACGTTGCTTCCTCACATCAATTACCTGACCTATCAATCGCATCTGAAGGTTCTCAGGCTGCGAGCCGGTATCGCGCTACCCTTCACCTCGCACACCGCCCGACACACTTTCGCTACGCTTGTTACCTTAGAACAAGGCGTGCCCATCGAGACCGTTAGCAAGATGCTTGGGCATAGCACAGTGCGCATGACTGAACGATATGCGAAAGTTACCCCTCAGAAACTATTCGAGGAGTTCGATCGCTTGATCACCTTCACCAAAGACTTACATCTGACCATTTAACCGAAACCAACATGAGAAGTACGTTCAAGATCCTGTTCTATATCAACAGACAGAAGACAAAAGCAGACGGTAAGACGGCCATCTTTTGCCGCGTTACCATTGATGGCAGAAGCGCGGTGATGGCAACCGGAGAAGAATGTCTGCCGACCGAATGGAACAGCGGACAGGGAACAACCGGCGAAAAGAAAATCAATCAACGCCTCGCGACGTTCAGAGAACTCGTGGAAAAGAATTACGCGAAAATGCTCGCAAAGGACGGCGTGGTTAGCGCAGAACTGCTCAAGAACCGCTTGCAGGGCGTTGCCGCCGCACCGACCACTCTTTTAGCCATGAGCGAAGCGGAACTGCAATCTGTGAAGGCATGCGTGGGCAAGTCAAAGGCTGAAAGCACCTACCAAAACCTGATCTATTCGGACAAGCTGCTTCGGGCGTTCATGAAGGAAAACGGAGGGCGAGACATCCCCCTCGCAGGCATTACGGAAGATCTGTTCGAGGACTTCCGCTTCTTTCTCAAAAAACGCGGTTTGGCGGCATCGACCATGAACAAGCACCTCTGCCGATTGAGTCGATTGATGTATCGTGCGGTAGACTTGAAAGTCATCCGCTGCCATCCTTTTGAAGATGTCACCTATGAAAAAGAGGAAAGGAAGATTCGCTTCTTGCAAAAGAGTGATGTAGCCAAGCTCATGGTGCTAAAGGTGAACGACAGGGAAGCAGAGCTTGCCCGACGGATGTTTCTCTTCTCCTGCTTCACCGGACTGGCCATTGTGGACATGGAGCGCCTAAAGTTCTCGCATATCCAAACGTCGGCCGACGGTAGGAGATATATCCGTAAGGAGAGGCAGAAAACGAAAGTGGAGTCCCTCGTGCCATTACATCCGATCGCGGAGGAGATCCTTAGCAGATGCCGAGAGGAACAAACGGTGAAAAAGAAAGGTGACGACCTTGTTTTTCCACACGATTGCAGTCGTAGTGTGATGAATAACAAACTGAGCACCGTGGGTAAAGCCTGTGGCGTCAGGCAACGAATCTCTTTCCATATGGCGCGCCACACGTTCGGGACGTTGTCGCTCAGCGCTGGCATCTCGATAGAGAGCATCGCCAAGATGATGGGACACGCCTCTATCTCCAGCACGCAGATCTATGCGCAGGTGACGGACAAAAAGATCTCAGAAGACATGGACAAGCTGATCCGGAAGCAACAAGCGGCTTCAGAGTGATCCCTATACGGCCACCCTAACATGCCTTTTTCCCTTTCACCGAATAGATCTTACTACGTAACTACAACGGGGCCTAACAGATTGACAAAATAGAAGTTAGAATGTTGTAGAAGCCCGAAATCCTTCATGCTACCTTCCCAACTACATAACACGATACGAGAGGGATCTGCACAATCTACATACCCTCCTCATTCCTTTTCGGAGTCATTTTTTTAGAGTGTCGATAAGGTGAGTTGAGAGCCCTTTGAGGGGTTTCCTTTCTCCCTTCCGAGCCTCGCTTGGGGTTCGGAAGGAGAAAGTTTTCAGCACTATAATGAATCGTATGAATTAACCGAATAGGTAGAAAAGATAAGAGGAGGAATGGGGTGTGCGAAAGTACATTCAGGCATCTGT